CCCAATGACACCGTGGTGTTTGATGAATTTCTGCTGATGCTCGGCAGAGGTAACGGGAAGAACGGATTCATTTCCCCTGTGGCCTGGTATCTGACAACGCACTATCACGGAATCAAGGGGTACAACATAGACATTATAGCAAATTCAGAGGACCAGGCAAGGACGTCCTTTGATGATATATACGAAGTACTGGAGGGAGCCTGGAAGAAGCTGAAGAGGTTCTTTTATAAGTCCCGCCAGAAGATAGTGAACTTGAAAACCAATAGCTACATCAAATACAACACAAGCAACTCCAGGACGAAGGATGGTAAAAGATCCGCCTGCCTTATATTTGACGAGATACATGAATATGAAGACTACTCAATGATAAAGGTATTTCAATCGGGTTTTGGTAAGAGAAAGCATTCCCGAGTCTTTTACATCACCACCAACGGATATGTAAGAGGCGGGGTGCTTGATGAGATGCTGGATTTATCCAAGCGAGTACTTGAGGGAGAGATACAAGACCTGGGTCTGCTACCCATGATATACAAGATAGACAAGAAGGAAGAGGCAGAGGACCCTAAGAAGTGGATAAAGGCCTGTCCTTCATTGCCTTACTTCCCAGAGCTGCAGGTGGAGAAAGAGTTCACTAAGATGAAGTATCAGTTCCACATAGCTCAGGACTTTATGACTAAGAGAATGAACATACCTGCGCAGGACACTTTTATGATAGTAGCGCCCAGGGAGAAAGTCCTGGCAACAAACAGGCCCATCCCATATGAAGATCTTAAGGGCGGTATCTGCATTGGCTGCATAGACTATGCTCTCTTGTCAGACTTTGCAAGTGTAGGCCTTTTGTTCAGGCATGGGGATGAAATTGTGTTCATGGAACATACCTTCATATGCGAGAACTCTCTCAAAATGGAAAGCCGCGAGATTAAATTCCCGGTTTATGAAGCAGAGGAAAAAGGACTTGTCACAATCATAAAGGATGGGCAGATACAGCCTGAGTATAT